TTTTCTTAATATTTCTTCTTCTTCTGGTGTATATGGTCTAATCATTTTTTTCACTTTCTTTATTATACTATTTCTTAAATCATCACTAAATGATTCTAAATGTCTATCTGCTTTGTTTTGTTTTGATTGTTTATAACTAATGTCTAACAGTTTTTGTTCTTCGATTGTTTTTTCTAAAAAGTCCATTATACTATTCCACTCCATCCATCTTCAGGTTCTTTTTTTCTTGTAAAACTGCCTTTACCTTTTTTAGCTTTAACTACTCTAGGTTTGTACTTTGGTGTTCTAACTTCTTTTGCCACAGGATTTGGTTTCTTCTTATCAAAAATCTCTTCCCAACGTTTTGAGTAAACATCATTTGTTGGCCTAGATTTACCGTCCCATTTAAATGCCATTAGCAACTCCCTCTGTATACCATTTTGGTGGTTGTGATGGAGCTTTCCAAGATGCCATATCTTTTTTCTTCATTACATAATATTTTCTGTACGAACCAACTACATCACCTGGTATCTTACACTCATCAGGCATTGCTGGTGTTGGATCTGTTCTTACTGTATTTAGAGATATATTTTTAGGTGGATTACGAAGTATAATTCCCAGTTTTCTAATCGTCATATGGTCTTCTGTGTGATTGTATCTTAATTTAAACTCATCATTTAATGCAACCATATGATTATATAACCAATAGTAATTATATGCTGATGCCATAACCCAAACTGTACTAGGGTGTTTTACATGAGAAGCTTTATAGATTACTTCTTCATGTTTTTTATTCTTTAGTCGCCATCTTTTTATTCTTCTACCAGCTTTAGTCTTGTCTTCATATTGTTCACCATCAAGTAATCTATGTGCAGTAGATAGCATTTGAGCTGATTCAATAATCATTTTTACTACATGCTTATCAATAAGCATTTTCGCAGAAACCACAGGGTCTTTATGTACATAAAATATATTCATTAATTAATTACCTTATTAAAATACGATTCAACTCCATACATAGTACATAATTTTTTGAATACACCATACCAATACCGTTTACTCCAGTCGGTAGTAGCTGTTCTACAAATTCTTTCTGCGTTGGAAATTCTTCTTATCTCATCTTTTGTGAGATAAGGAAACTGTAATCTTTCTAAATCATTTTTTGTTATCATAATGTATTAATATATCATAGTTTGGGTGTATTGTCAACCCTATTTTTTATCATTCCAATCGTAGATTTGGTCAAGTTTTACTTTGATTTCATCTGGTGACATATCCTTAAAATCACCCATTTTAGTTACTAACTTCTTATAATCTCTTTGTTTCTTATTGATTCTATCTAATCGTTTCTTTTGTTTAATTAACTTATCTTCTAAATCTTCTTTTTTCTTTGATTGAGTTAGTTGTCTTTTCATACGCCATTGTCTTAATGATATGTTTGCGGCGATTAAGAGCAGTACAGCGAGTGGGTCAAATACAAATATGAGTATCAATATCACTATACGAACAGCCTTGTCAAAGTTGTCTTCAGCATTCACTCCATAGATTAATTCTGCCACATATTTAATAGGTCCTACTTCTGCTTCTATTTTATTTTGTTCTAAACTTAATGTTCCTTTTTCTTCGGATAGTTTAGCAATCTCATTACTTGCTTCTTTAATTGCATTATTTAATTCGTTTCTTTCTACTTCTTGTTTCTTACGTTCTTTTAAACCTCTAGTTACAAATTCTTTTTCAATATAAACTTCTAATGCTTTATCTAATTGATCTAATGTCTTTTGTGATCTGTCTATAATATTTTGTTGTGATTTAATTTGATTATCTAATAATTCTATTTTGATATTGTTACTTGATGTAGGTTTAACTTGGTCAAGGTGTGCCTTTGATAGAAACCCAAAGATACCCATTGATGTAATGAATATTAAAACTATAATGGCGCCAAAGAGATATGCTTTTAATAAGCGTGGTACATCACTATCCCAATTATTATATAACCAACTGGCCGCTACTAACTTACCAACTTCTAGTGCTGAACCCATAGCAATAATAGGTATCACAGCACCAGCAAACAATGTCGCTAGTCCAATGATTGAATACCCAGCCGCTATAACAGATATAGAAATGGCCGATAGAAATGTTAGTATAGTTAAAAACATTATTGTATATTATAATCTTTTCTAATTTTTCTTATTATACTTTTAATTTTAGGAAAATAATCTTTATCTGAAGCGTAGGCGTCAAGTGTTTCAACTAATATAAATGGATCGTCAATTCCATCATCTCTTAACTTCCTATAATCTACAAAGTTCGTACCATTATTTAGTATTTTAATATAGTGTTCTATACTATAACATTCGTGTTCATAAACTCTAACACCCCATTTCTTTGGAGTATTTGATGGTAACATATGTGGGTCTTGTAAATCATATGTTCTTATACCAAATAAGTTTTTACCAACTTTGGCAAACCTACTATCACCCCAACCAGATTCTAATGCTGCCTGAGCAAGTAATAGTTCTATATTTACTTTTTCAAAATCTTTATTTTTATGATACACATAATCAACACATTGTAAAACGTTATCTAAAAATTGTTGATTGTTGGTGTGTTCAAAGTTAGGTTTTTTAGGAACACTTGCCTCTGCTTGTGATATAACTTGATTTTTATATTCAAAAAACGTAAGTGTAAAAAAGATAGCAATGGTTGCCACCATCAATGTTCTAATTACAGTTTTAAATGTTTTCATTTAACCCTCGCTATGTAATCGTATGCTTGTAAAGTATTTTCGTTATAATCTTCATAAGTATCTTTTAATTTTACCTGAAAAAAATCTAACTTATCTCTGTATTGATTTGCATTGTCAAATATTTTTTGAGCTTGTTTTTCTGTGTAGTTATTGTAAACATCATTTACCCAATTACCTGTATAGTAAACTTTACTTACCCCTGCTATATTACTTGGTTTAGCAAGTTCTCTTAATTGAATTAATGCCTCTCCAACATTTTGTTTAACGTAATGGTCTAACTCTTTTGTTTTTTTTCTCACATTTTCCATAATATATCTTTCTCACTATAAGTCAAGGCCAATTGCATTTAATTTTGGTCTAAAACTGTAAAACAATTTATTATGATTTCCAGTATCACCTACATTAGCCATTTGATATAGGTGGACCATTTCGTGTCCTAATGTGTCAACGAATTCTCTCTTGTCATAGTATTCCGGTAGCATTTCTAAATGGAATACTCTAGTTCCTTTTCTCTTCCATTCCCAAACCACAACTTGACCCATACATTTAATTTTAGGGTCTCTAATCTTCTTAATTAAAATTTCATTAAATGGAGATAGTACATTATCAAAGACTGCTTTATTGATAATCTCAAAATACTTTTTAATATCTTTGTAAGTTGTCTTGTACTTTTTACGACTCGCAAGTTCACGCTTGAGAATTTTTTTAACTCTCATGTTATTGTTGACTTTCATTTTGGCACTCTTTGTCTTCAATTTTACTTCCTTTTAATAATAGGCACTTATGTGTCTTATCAAGTTCAAGTCTTAATTGTGTCATTACATTGTCCATAATGTAAGGTAAGTGTTGTTGCAGTATAGACACCATTTGAATAGCAAACTGATGTCCCATTTTACTCATTTCAGATTCTAACAATTTCTGGTGATCCATGTCGGTACCTCTAATTGTTTCTGTTATAACATGACCAATAACTGCCTTGTTATATTCATCTGATTTAGCAAGACTAGATAGTCCAAACCAAATCATAGTATTCAATACTATAATTGTTATCAAAAATTTACGCATAATATAATTTTCTCTCTTTCATATTTATAATATACACTAAAAAGAGGTGTTTGTCAACAGGTATTTTGCGAGTATTTACTTGATTTTGGAGGGAACAAAGGGTGAACATTAGATGTCGCACCCTTTATTTTATGTGATTCTATGGAGTAACGTAATCGTCATTCCAACCAAAGGCTTCTTTAACCATATCAGCGGTTAAACCTTTATAAGTTTTATTAAGTGTATTATTCTTCATATCTAATAAAACTTTTGCTTCGTCTTTATGTAATCCTTCTAACATCTGAATAAACATAGTTTCTTTTTGTAGTTTATTGGTTGCCTTATCAGCGCCCTTAACAAAATGCCATAGTTTTTTTGCTTCAGTTATTAAAAGTGTATGTTCTGTACCCGCTGGTACATCATTCTCAATATACGGTGGGATACCTTCTGGTAATTCCCATTCTATTTTTGGATCAAAAGCACCTTTTAGAATTTGTCTTAAAGCAGGTTTGTCGTTTTGCTTTAAAATTTCAATCTTTTTAGGTTTGTCTTTTGCGTTATTAATCTTTGTAAAGATTTCACTTATTAGCAAGTTACTTGAACCAGACGTTGCCGCCATCGCAGTCATTGCTTTTTTAGAAATCAGATTTGGATTGTCTGCCATTATATTTCTCCATGCATGTTATCAAAAATCATTTATATTTTCAATCAATGATCTCAGTTTGTTTTCTATAAAGTAACTTAACAATAGCGTCCTATCATTTACTTTATAATTTATATATTTACTCTTTATATCATTATATATAAGACTTGGAATCTCGTCCAAATCAATCAATTTCTTATTTCGTTCATAATACTTTTTAGTTTCTGAACCAAGAGGTATGTTTTCTATATTCGTCCATTCCTCTAATCTCTTTTTATTTATAGGTCTTTGTTTAGTACCCGTTACAAATACATCATCAGCACTTAATATGTTTGGCACACCATCTGATCTATCGCCTTTAATTATTTGTTCATGTAAAAAATTAACTGGGTCTTCACTTTCTACAAATTTCTTTTGTATTGGTGCATACTGTTTTACATTTGGATATTTGTGTAATTGAATAAAGTCTTTATCGCCAGATACAATCATAATTTTTTCTTTAGAGTAACATTCTTTTACAAGTACAGCGATTATATCATCTGCTTCAACTTTGTCTATATGTAAAACAATGTATGGAAAGTTTTGTGCGATTTCATCTCTAATCTCACCAATCATTTGAAATAAAGCAGACCAATCAATACCAGATTCATCTCTTGTTTTTTTTCTTTTAAACTTGTAATTAGGAAATATATCTTTACGCCAAGTATTTGCACCATCAGCACATAACACAGGCGTTCCATATTCATCTTTAAACTTTAAATTATAACCACGTAAAGAGTTTAATACCATATGTCTTAACATATCTTTATCTGGTAGATCATCAAACTGACCTCTTGTTTGAGCCATTAGGTTTGAAATCAATACTTGGTTTAAATCTACTAATATCATATTGGTAATACTCCTATTGTTTCAGATTTAGTAGACCAATCTCTAGCAAGGTCCATAACTCTTTTTCTGTTTTTAAAGTTGATAGTTTTATTGTCTAATAATCTTTCAAATATTTTATCTACTCCTGCACCTAGTTGTAAATTGATATGTTTCTTAAATTTAAACTTCTTAAATTCTTCAAATGCGTTTACTACAATATGTTTTTGAAATGGTTTGTTTAGTTCTTCCCATGTCATATTGTAAAAAAACTCTTTAACTTTTAATGATAGGTATGGAGTTAAGAATTGTTTACCATTATTTCTAGCAACAAGGTTATGCCATAAGAAACCAGCTTGATTATTATAATCAAAGTAATTGTTTCTAAACTCATCAAACTTTTCTTTCGTTTGACCTGGACCATAATGTATCATTGCTTTTTTAGATATACCATAATATCCATCAGCAGCCCAACCACTAATTACTACGTGTTCTTTAATTTCAGGATACACATATAAAAATGGAAAACAGCACTCAAAATGTGTTTTCTTCTTACATCTTACTTCATGTACTAATCTTAAAAAATCATTCTCTAAATTATCTGTTGGTACTTCTACTACTACACAATCCCAACCAAATAGTTTTGATACTTCTTTTGCTTTTAATGCATCATAACTTGGTTGATCTTTTAAATGAAATGTATAAGCTGTAATCTTTTTACCTAATCTTTGTGCTGCGAATGCAACTGATAAACTATCAACTCCTCCAGAAAGTAAAACAGCGACCTCTTTGTCGCTAGTTTGTTCTGCTATTTCATTTTGTAATAGTTCTCTAATCATTTAAATATTTTTTTTTGTACCAACTATAAAACTTCTTATCACCAAAATATTCTACAATATGACTTGCTGGTACTTGGTCACTTCTAATTACATCAGCAGTTTCTTGGTATTCAGTTCTATCTACTTTTAATTGTTTTTGTGGTTTCATTTTACTACAAGCCATCAATAATCTTTTTTTCTTTTTCTTTTCTAATTCTTTCAATGTTTTTTCTATATCTTTCATATATTATATAGGCAAGTAGTAAACCAACGATTGTAAATGTGGTACCAAACAAGCCAAGGCCAATTCCATGTAAAAATGTCATATTAAGATTAAGAGCCAAGATGGGGAGCATGCTCCCCAACTTGAAATGATTATTTAATTACGCATCAAGTGCAATTAAATCAGATTTCTTTACAGAAACTTTGTGGTTGTTATACTTGAATTTAGTTCCGTATAACGCATTGATACCAGCAGCGATGATTGCTCTTGTAGGAACACCCATTCTGTAGTATTTTTTGCCACCAACTCTATTACCGAAAATCATATAACCTTCAGCTCTTAGAGTGTCAATCATTGATCTTGGTGATTCCAAATCAAATTTAGATTGAATAGTTGACCAAGCAACATTCTCACCTTTTGATAAAAGATTTAGAATTTTTTGTTTTTTTGATAAAGACTTTCTGCCTCTAGTTTCAACAGCAGTTCTTTTTACTGTTTTAACTTTTACTAGCTCGTCTGCACCAAAAAGGTTTTTTATTGTGTTTAACATATTAATATACTCCTTTATATATTTGAGTTGTTAATTTAACTATTTTACAACCTGCGAAGGCGATTCTTAGCGAATTCATTTATCAAGGTCTCCATCTGGCTCAAAAATACCTGGGCCATCTTTTAGTTCCTCTTTAATTTCTTTACTTAAAGGTCTAGTTGTTTTACCTTTATGAAATATATCGTAATTTATTCTAGCACTTTGTCCACCGTCTTTGTTTACTTTAAGTTCTACCATTTTTTCTGATAAGACTTGCGATGG